GACCCATTTGCCGTTGACCTTGTCCACGAGCTTCGCCGGCAGCGCCGGGCCATTCCGGAGCTCGATTTCCAACCGCCTCTGGGTCGAGTCCTCCTCGGGCCGGTGCAGGATCAGGCCGGTGGTGTAGAAGCCCCGGAGCGCGCTGGCGCCGGAGAGGGCGAGGAACGGATCCTCCTTCACCTGGTGCTTCGAGAGCTTCTTGGTGTGGTGGACCAGGATTACGCCGCAGTCGGGATTGACGTGGTCGCGCAGCACCTCCACCCGGTCCTTCAGGAAGAACATCATGGCGGCGTTGTCGTTTTCGCCGCCGCCGTCCGGGCCGCCGTCGAAGAGGTTCCGGATCGGGTCGATGCAGAGGATGTCGAGAGCTTCGTCGGGGAACGCGGCCCTGATCGCCTCAGCCACCCGCGCGCTGCCCTCGGCATCGAGCAGCATCCGCAGCTTCGGCGTGACGATCAGGTTGTCGCGCGCGGCCGCAATCAGCTTGGGCGGCAGGCCGATCTGCTGCATGCGCTCGCGCAGGTAGTGATACTGGATCTCAGCCTGCAGGTAGAAGATCCGGAGCGGCCGCGGCGGGGTGAAGCCGAGGAACGGCACGCCCGCCGCCATGTGCACGAGCAACGCGATCAGCAGATCGCTCTTGCCCACCTTGGGCGCGCCGCCCAGGACCAGGAGCCCGCCCGGCGTCAGAACGCGCGGGCCGATGATGTCGTCGGGCATCGGGCTCGTGTCGTCGAGCAGCGCGCCGAGGCTGAAGGTCGGCAGGTTCGTTTGCGCAGGCGCCGCGCTGTCCAGGCGGACCAGCGGCGCCCCGTGCCGCTTGATGTGCAGCTCCCACAGCCGGTTCGTCTCGCGCTTCAGCCGGTCGAGCGGCCAGGAGGGGCGCAGCATCGCGGCGTTGTAGCCGCAGATCGCCGTCCAGCCCTCGTCCATCGACATCCGGCCCTCGTGGACCAGCCGCAGGAAATAGCCGATGGCGGCCGAGGCGCCCTCGAAGCGGGACCACTCGTCCGTGCCGCCCTCGTGCACCGGGGTCACCAGCACGTCGTCGATGGCGGGCTTCTCGCGGGGTTCAGCCGTGGCCATGCCGACGCCGGGCATGGGCGGCATGTCGGCGACGCGCTCGGCCATCTCGGCGAGATCGACCTCGAGTTCGATCGCCTCGCGGATCTGCACGAGCCGGGTGAGCACGCCCTTGTGATAGACCGTGCCGGGCACGCGGATCGGCTGGTGTGCCGAGCGGAAGTGGGTGTCGCCGCCGACCTTCAGCGCGATCTCGCCGCGCAGCTGGCAGAGCCGGGCGAGATCGGCGCCCTCCGCGGGCTCGGTCAGTTTCCACCAGACATGGAGCTTGGTCGCGCCCTCGGGCGTGCGCCCACCGCTCTCGACGATCAGGGTCGGCCTGCCGAGATGGTGGAGGAGGTGATCGAGCTTCGCCGGGATGTCGCCGGAGTCGAGATCGACAACGAGGCTCTGCATCTGAAGGACATCCGCGGCGCGGGCCTGGCCGGTTTCCGCGACCGTGCCGGGGATGACATAGACCGCTGCGCCCTCGCGCGATGCCCAGCCGGCGAAGGTGGCGAGCTTCTCGGTTGCGGTGGCGTCCGCATCGATCCAGATGTTGTGCGGCCGGCCATCCTTGCCCTGACCCTTGTCCACGAAGCCGCGGACCGGGATCAGGCCCTCGGAATAGCCGAAGACGACATCGATGAAGCGCGCGATCTGGTCCGCATTCGGTTCGACCGCAAAGGGGTCGTCCAGGGGCGCCGCGTCGTTGAAATCCCGCCAGGGGTTGAAGTGGATGATGTTGTCGTCGCTCATGCCGGCAGGCTCCAGCAGCGCTCGGCCCACGGGCAGAACCGGCATTCGAAGAAGTCGCGATTGGCGGCGATGCGCGGCAGCAGCTCGCCCGCGTCGGTGGCTCGCAGGATCCGGACGCCGCGGTCGGACATGCGCTGCGCGAGATCGGCATCGAAGGGCACGAGCTCGTGGTGCAGTTCGGCCGTGTCCTTGTTGATCGCGGTGAACAGCGCGGGGTTCGCGCTGATGCCCGGCACCGTCGCTTCCATGTAGGCCTGGTAGAGCGCGATCTGGGCGGCATAGACCGGCTTCGCCACGGTCACGCCCTTGGCCACGGTCTCGCGCCAGTTCTTCGCGTTCATCGTCTTGCATTCCCAGAGCGCCGGGGTGCGCAGCCCCAGCGCCGCCGGGGCCTCGGCGACGATCCCGTCGACATGACCGCGGATGCGCCCGCCTGCGACGGAGAAGCCAAACTGGCCACCGTCCCGCTTCTGGGTCACCAGATCGATCCCCGCCGCCCGCAGCCAGCGGATGGAGAGATCCTCGAGCTCATGCCCGATCGCGAAGATCCGCAGCGTCTGCCCGCCGAAATCCGCGCCATCATCCTTCGACGCGCGCGCGAACTCGAACTGCAGCGCGCGCTCGCAGGCGTGCCCGAGCCGGGACGCCCCGAGATAGTCGCGCGGCGGCGTGGCAGCGCGCTCCGCCTCGAGGGCCGCGTCCACGGCCGCATTGATCCGGTCGGCGATGCCGGGGCGCTTGTTGTAGTCCAGCATCAGAACGGGATCTCCGACTGGCTGGCGATCTCGGCCATCTCGGCGCGGAACGCCTCGATGGTGGTGACGATCAGCCGGTGCATGTCGTTCTGGGTGAGCTGGCCCAGCGACCGGTCCCAGCCGATCCGCTCCATCTCAGGGGCGAGCGCGCGCATGACGGCGGGCAGCGCCTGGGTTTCCTCCTCGGTAAAATCGACCATGCTCAGTCCTCTTTTCGCTTTGAGGGTGAAGGCCGCCTGGCAGCCCATAGAGCAGAACCAGCGGCGGGTTTGGGTGCGGGTTGGGCGCGGCCGGTGGGGATCGAACCAGCCGAAGCCACGGGTGTGTGCGGTGCAGACCGCGCAGAGCACCGGCCGGGGATGCCAGAGGCGATCAAGGCCCGGTCGATCCGCAGCCGCTGCGGGCGGGGATGGGATTTCCGCGACATGGTTCACGCCGCCCTCCGCTCCGGCGCGGCCGACATGACGAGACGCCGGATATCGTGGCGGTTGAACTGGAAGGTGATCAGCGCCGAGGCGCGGTAGCGGGTCAGCCCGTAATCCTGCCGCTGCGCGGGCGAGAGGTATTGCAGCTGCTTCTCGGTCGGCGTCTGCGTCAGCCAGCGCTTCGACTTGAAGGCGCTCTCGTCGCTCTCGTGTTCGTTCAGCCAATCGTCGGCCTGCGCGAGGCAGACCGTCCGATCCCCCACGCCGAGAAGGCAGGTCGGCTGTCCCTTGGCGCCGCCCACGGCATGCCAGCGGCCTTCGAGGAAGAACACGCCGCCCCAGGCGCTGAAGCCGCTGGCCATCAGCGCAGCATCGTCGCCGAAGAGATCCTCCCAGACGAAACTCGACCGCCTCAGCAGGTCGATCTCGGACATCACGACGCTCTCAAGCGGCGCTGTCACGGACCCGCCGGGGAACTCGTATCCGCAGATCGGGCACTGCCGTGACGCGAGCGGGATCTCCGCCTCGCATTCCGGACAGGTCTTTGTAGGAGCTTCGCCCGGTGCCGGATCGCGGCCATCGAGATCGACGTCCTGCTCCAGCGTGCCATGCGTCAGGCTCGAGATCCCGAAATCCAGCACGATGCAGTCGGTCTTGACGATGCCGGGATGCTCGGCCGGATCGACGGTGCGCAGACCGCGCCCGACCATCTGGATCATGGTCGATTTGTAGGAACTCGGTCGCAGCAGCACGACGCAGGAGGTCGGCGGGTGGTCCCAGCCCTCGGTCAGCACTGCGACATTGACGACGATCTGGATTTCCCCGGAGGCGTACGCTTCCAGCACCATCTTCCGTTCTGCGGAGCCCATGTCGCCAAGGACGACGGCGGCCGGGTTTCCGGCCTCGTTGAAGGCGGTCGCCACGTCCATGGCGTGCGCGACCGTCGAGCAGAAGACCACGGTTTGGCGGTCGCCCGCCTTTTCCTCCCAGTGCCGCACCACTTCCTCGGTGATGGGCGCGCGGTTCATGATCGCTGCGACCGCGCCCATGTCGTAATCGTCGGCGGTCTTGCGGACGGCGCGCAGCTGGTCCTGCACGCCCACATCGATCACGAAGGTGCGCGGCGGCACGAGGTGACCGGACGCGATCAGCTCGCCCAGCCGGACCTGGTCGGCGACGTTGTCGAAGACCTCGCGCAGGCCCTTCCTGTCGCCCCGGTTCGGCGTCGCCGTGACGCCGAAGACTCGTGCCTCCGGA